GCCGCTAGAGTACCTGACCACTAGCGGCTTTTTATAATATTTTTTACAAAGGAAATTAACCATGCTTCCCTTACCCTCGTCGCCATATCCTAGCCCGACTACCACTGAACTGTTCATAATCAATTAGTTATTAAATTTATATTTCCAAATAAAATCTCCAGTTTTTCCGTTTTTTTTCTTTAAGCAATTTTGTATTCGCCCAACTTTAATGCTTAGTTCTTTGGCAGCAATATTAATACCGTCCCATTCTTTAATAAAATTATTATTTATATCATATTGTAAAATAGGAATTCGTCTATTCACACCCATTTTGCCTTTTTGTTCGTCACTCATTTTTTTGCCCTTGTTTGCGCCTATTCCACCATTTTCGAAATAGGCTTTTAATGATGCTTTTTGTTTGTCAATTGTGTCTTTTGATTTAACCCTTCCTAACTGAGATTTATTATGACCGCTAACAAATCGTTTTTTTGAATTTATCATGCATGTAAAGGAAGCCTTACAGCCACAAGCACATATTCGCTCTTCTCGATTAATATATCTGGGACTGTTTATGCCTATTTGATGATTACAAATTGTGCATTTACAGCCTTTAGTATGTCCTCTTTCCTCTGTAGTTAATCCTAAATGTGCAATTGACATGTTATGTCTGGCTTCGTCTGTATGCTTAACTCCCAACGGACTGCCAGCTGTGTTGCAAATATTAAAGGTTGGCGATAAGGTGTCAATCCAAAATTGCTCCATAGGAATTAACATTTCCTTACTATCAACTTCTTCAAGAATTTCAAAAGTGAAAGCCTCTTTGCCATATTTATTCCATGAATTTTGCAAATATGTATTTTTATGAGTATTGTGTTTTAGCAAAGTTAGATGATTAGTCTTTCTTTTTGAATAATTTATAGCAGAGCCAATGTAAAAATCATGCGTTATTGAGTTCGTGATCATGTATATTTTCATAATATTATTTTCATATAAATACCAGCATAATCAAAACCTAAAACAACAGTTAATTAACAAGAATACAATATTTTCCAGTATCTTCCATCTTTTAATGGAAAAAGCAAATAGCCTGAGTAATCGTCACCGAGATATCCTACGGTTTGCCATACTAAGTTATGATAGTCGCCTTCATCGTCCTGACGCATATATTTTAACTTACGATCACCCTTTTCATAGTAAAATTTATAGTCCGAATATCCTGATTCCTTTTCGTCAGTTTCTTCGACTTCAACATATCCGATATGTTGCCAATCAAGATCGTCTAATTCAATTAGATCGAAATCATATGAGATATTATCTTTGACAAACATTACAGCGGCATTATTTTTTCGAACAATACCTCTTTGCACATATCTCATTTCAGCTTCGAACTCAGCCAACGCTGTTTCTGCCTCGGCATCCGCTTCTATTTTACGACAATTGTAGTCATATGCTAAACTGATCTCGTTACCATAATTGATGCCTGTGTCGCCGAAGTCTTTTGAAGCTTGCTTGTCTTCGTCACTATAGTCTTTTCCGTTATTCATATTGTGATTGTTTATAATTTATACGGTATAAAATATAAAAGGTTACAAAAAAGGCGATAATAATTTAATATCATCGCCTTTTATATTCGTGTCAGTTGTTATAGTTCAATAACCCCTGTATCGTTCTTTGAAATAGAATCGCCTGATTTAGACAATACCATTAAAGCATTGGTAACTGTGCTGGATGTTTTTGCACTAAATTTGCTAGTTACTTTTTCCATGTCAATACCATTCTGCATGGCAATAACGGTGGCGATAGTTTCGCAAATCGTGGTGTAGTCTTCAAGAACAATGAAATTCTGTCCCATCAAATCTTTCCAGTAGTTGAATACGAGCGAGTCGTTTCTGTAACCAGTTTCATTTACATGAATGTGGTATACATTATACATTCGCTGTGCTTCTGCAAGCAACTGTACGTCAGTAACGTCTTCGGATTGAGTATACCCCATTACCTTTTTCAGATAATTAGAATTGATTTCAGTCCAGCTACGTTCGTCGCCGATTGTGAATAAGAAACCTTTTACGCTTCTTTTTTCGAAACAGTCAATCGAAGTGTGCCTTCCAGCAGTAAGCCAAGCTAACAGGTAGCTTTCGTGATTACCACCGCCACCGCCTCTTTCGATGTACATTTTTGTAAGCCAGCTGTCAATCAAAGTTGTCTCTGATTCAAATTGACCTAATTGAAGCGGAGAGTCGTCGCTGATATGATCTCCAATTGCTCCAAACATGACCTGTGGGTCTTTGATGCCATTGTCGATGATGGTGTTCATCAGTCCACCAAGATTGTTTTTTACGATATTTTCAGGAACCATTCCCATGCTGCCTGTAACATCGACAAATACCATTACGGCTAAAGATTCTGGATGCTCGTCGCTATCCCTTGATTCTCTGTTCTTGTCAACAAGAATCTTTGGGGTCATATCAACTGATTCTTCGCTTGCGAAGATTTCCGAAGCCGATTTACCTCTTTTGGATGCGCTTATGGTTGCAAACGCATCTTCCGTCCATTTTCCACCGCCCATTATGCTTCTGGCTCAGGTGTTACAACGTTAGCAACTTCTTCTGCTGGTGCTACCACTGTTGCATTTTCTGATGCTGCTGCTTCCTCTTCGAAAGACTTGAATTCTGAATGTACTGGATTTCCCATGATAATAAAATTTAAATTAAAAATTGATGTTTATATTGATACTTAAAATAACTTATACGTATGAACTTTAAAAATGTTACAAAATTTTGCAATTATTTTTACAAATTCAAATCAAAAAATTTTGGCGGAAAATGCTTCTTCAATAGTTCCCTGTACTTGGCATAGGTATCTAAAGAGCATTCGTGTTTTGTGATCAGGAAACTTAATATCTCCTTGTGAATGGAGTTATCAGTCTTTAGCTTCATACCAGCGGCTGATTTGTCGCCAAGCAAGTATAAGGATATCTTCTTTGCTAATTCGAGATCAATATCATCTGTCGCAATTTTCTTTGTAAAAAGCGTTGCTGGATACCACATTTTGTATTTTGCTGAAATTGTCTTAGCTTTGCCGTCCAGTTTTGCCATGTGATAAAAAGTCGTGCATATAATGCCATGATTAACTGGCACGACGAATACAGATGTCGGATTAAAGCCTAAATGGGAATAACCTTGACTTTGAATATATAATGAGTATTCAAACAGTCTGCTGAATATCCAATTAACATGCTCTTGTGACAATTTTTGATTTGTAAGAGGTACTGCTCGATTCAATAAATGTACGGTAAGTTTATCGGCAGTTAATTCCATGCTTTCAGGCATGTATTTCTGAAAGTTCTTTGAAGCAGCATCTGTTTTTTGTTTGAAGATTCGATAGTTATTGTACGAAGCGGTGATTAAAGCTTTATTCGCCGCAGTCACTGCGTAGACTATCTTATCGTCAAAGACACGAAACTTACCAGCTTCATCCTCATACTCTGCGCCATTTTCCTTTAAATCCTTATAACCGTTGAGGATTGCCATTGCTTCGCTTGCTTTGGATAATGAACTATAGTCTGGATGAATTAGCTTGGAATACGTAATGTATGTTTTCTTCCAATCAGCCTCAAAAATATCGCTTGGCTTTTTCGAAGCAAGCAATTTGTTAATAACTTCTAAATCTGTCATTCGTTCGTATTATTTTCTCGCTTATACGAGCAAACTTTTTGTTTGTTACAGATTTTGATAGTTATTAAATAAAAAATCCGTAAATCATTTCTAATTTACGGATTTTTATAGTGATAAGACTTAAGGTTTATACAATATAACAGGATTGCCTAAGTATAGGTATGTGCCTGGCGTTATGATGGTTATGGTAATTGTGAGATACATATCATTACTTGCCTCAACAACACGATTTGATGCTGTATAATTTCCTGTTGTTGATGAATTCACTAATTTGCTTCCAGAGTTTCCAGTGATTGCATCTGAATATATTAATGAATTACTATAAGCACCAATACCAGCTAGAGCATCCCTTGAAATGGTATTGAATGTCACCGTATAATTGGTGGCGTCTGTTTGAACCCAAATCTTGTATTGCTGTATGTTACAGTTTGTTGGAAGCGTTAATGGAAATGCCACAACTGTTCCAGTGGCAACAGTTTCAGAACGTAAAACGTTTGTCCATGTAACACCTTTAGCATAAAAATACCCTGAAACAACAAGCGTTCTATACTGATTAGGATTCGCTGCTCTACCGAATCCAACATAATGAGTATCTGTTGGCAAGTCTATTGACGATTGAGCATCTAATAAACCGTTGAAATTACAATAAACAGCATGTGAGCCTGTAAATGTATTTTTTTCAATTCTAATCGTTCTAATTGCTCCAGTTCCTTCGTTTACACTACCATAAGATTCAAATAATATTGAATTAACCCAGCCTCCTTTAAATAAAGCGGTATCCTCATATGAATAGCAGCCTTCAACAATCAAACCTCTACAGTAGAAATAATGTCCATTATAAATACCAGCAGCAACGTGGATTGATCCACGACCATTTCCTTCGAAATGCATGCCACTTATTAATGTATTGTAATTGTCAACATCAAAGGTTCTGTTTGGAGATAAGACACTTGTAATATCAACACCAGAACCATAATTTAATTCGGCGTCACAACCATAAAAATGTAAGCTCATACCCCAAATAGTCCAACCATTACGTCCATTACCTGTTGATGTGCAAGAGTAGTAGTTTATATCATTTTTTTGACCTGTATTTGTCGGGGCACTTTCAGCACTATCGCAATTGAATCCGTCGTAAAGATTTTCAATCGCATAGCTATCATAAATATTTATTAACCATGCGCCGCCTGTGAATCTAAATCCATAAGAATTTCTAATAGATACAACATTTCTTAGCGTGACATATTGAATTCCTGTATAAATTGTGCCATCGAACAGAACGCCGTCTCCACAGGTTGCACCAACACCGTAATTTGCTGTTGCATTGCCATATACAGTGAAGTTTGCCAATGCTATATATCTTTCAGCAATTTTTACGCCATAGCCTGCGGTTGTACGATTATATATCTCACTATTGTATCCATACGTTCTATTGCCTTCGCCTTCAAAGTCAGTTTTTATTGTGAAACCGCTTGCAGTCACATTAAAACGTCCGACACCCATGTAAACTTTCATAGAGTGATTAGAATAAGCCCAATCTAGTAATTGCTGACCTTTAACATAATCATCGGTGACAGCATCGCCCTTTGCCCCAAACCATTTAAACCATACATGATCAGAATACCATGTTCCATCAATTGTTGTTGCTGAAATGATATTGGCGTCATCAGCAATTATTTTTGTATTAGTACCTGTTAACGTTGTGATGCCATTTAATGATCCACCCATAAAGACGAGAGTTACACCAGATGGAATCGTAACATTTCCACTAATTGTATGACTGTATGTTATAACCCATGTTAGATTCGAGCCTGTTAATGTGCCTGTCCACACGAAATCTGATGGTATCAACTTGTTATTAGTAGCTGATAATTTAGCATTTAATTGAGTTTGAACATTTGAGGTAGTTCCTGATAAATAAATTAATTCAGATGGTAATATATCATATATGATCCATATATTCGATCCTTGATGATAAGCAGTTACTTTAGAATACTGCTTGCTCAATGTTAATAGTCCATCTCTACTCAAAATCGTTGTAGACGCTGCCAATGTAATAATACCAGTGCCAACATTTACAATATCAATAATTGTGCCCTGCTGCGTAGCATTACCCAATGTTAGTGCAAATGTTCCGTTACATTCAATGGTTGCACCTGCATGCGTTGATGATAAGGTCGTTGCGCCTGTTATAGAATATGTAGTTCTAACTTTACCGAGTTTAGCATTTAATTGCGTTTGAATAGACGATGTTACGCCATCAACATATCCTAATTCAGTGGCGGTTAAGCCCGATGGAATGCCATGCAACGCATTTAATTCATCAGAAGTTGATGTTAAAGCAGCTAGCAACGTTGCAGTAGCGGCTGGTACATGGTATCTTTCTGTTGACGTACCGCCTTGTAATCCAGATAAGTCATTATGTCTAATAACTAAAGGCGTCGTGAAATTAGTATAATGGGTTGTTCCATTATGATAAAGTGTAACAGTTCTGTTATTTGTGTCACTCTGACCATAATAAGTCACGCCCAATTTATCAGTAGCATTTATGCTAAAAGCAGGCTGAAATGAATTTGTTGTGGTTAAGCCAACAGTTGTTTGATTAATTTCGGTTATATTATCAGTAAATAAAAATTTATGATTGCTGTATGCGACATTAGCCTCATTAACATATGTTGTCAATGTCTCAACAGTAACTACAGAAGTACTGGTATAAGCAATGATTCTAAATATAGCAGTTGAAGTTCTAAGTAGACCAGAAAGCGTCATATTTGCATTTACGTCGCCAGCAACAAATGGCGTTCCGCCTGATACTGTGGCTGTTCTTGATGTTCCAGTGCCTGTAATCGTCACAGTGCCTGTACCAGCAACAACTTTACGCATTGTCACAGGAATTGTGGCAATACCTCCAGAGTTATTGACCATACAGTATGTGTTAAAACCCCATGCGCCAGCGTCTATTTGCGTTCCGCCCAATGCCACGTCATACAAGTATCTGTCTAATATTTGTGTTAAATTTCCTGTTACAAGCGTGACCTGATCAATAACTTCGGTTGTTGTTACTGGCACTTTTGATAGTGTATGTAATGCGACTGATTGCGTTCCGCCTGTTATAATCTGAGTATCATCAAGATAGAAATTAACTCCAATACCAGCATTTACTGATGCCAAGTTTTTGTTGATCCAGTTCAAGCCATTCCATACTAAAGTTTGATCAACGATAGGCGTATCAATGGCAACATCAACAAGGTCAGTTATTCTATTATTTAGAATTTGTCTAACATATATTGAACCTACAGTTGGACTTATCATTAATGCCACACCTACTTTTACCAAGAAGTCGTCAATGCTGGTAGGCGGCACTTTGGTTACGCCACCCCAAACAGATGTGCTAAGATATAATGTATCGCCAGCAACAAAAGCAGACGTATCTATGTTATGAACAATTCCTCTGTTTGTAACAAATCCACTTTGTCCATTCGGTATAACCTGTGTAGTCATACCAATGTCTAGGAATGATCCTAAAACAGTGTTATCAGCTCTAGCTAAAGCTATCGTAGGCATATCGCCATTTGCGCCTGTTGGGTATACCATCATACCGTTAGGAATATCTGCGCCAGTATTGTTATAACATAAAACAAGTTCCTCCTGACCTAATTGTATTGTAACATCAGTATCAATGCAAATTCCCAAAGTTTTATTAGGGGCATCATAATAAATTTTACCTGCTTCAAAAGTTGTTCCTGTTGGATTAGTTCCTAATGTCAAGCCTTCGCTGAATGTGGGTGCGCCATTTATAATTGTCTGGCGGCTAGCTTGATTTAAATTCATTTTACCTGTAATATCAGCAGGCAATAAATAAGCTCCTGTTGGCTGTTTGGTTGCTAATTGGTCATAAAGCAATTTAGCACTTGGATATTGAGTGTTAGTAGAACCTGATGTTATAATTGTTACTTTGTTAGAACTATCTTCTTTGCCTGTAATATCAGCAGCGACTAAATAACTGCCAACAGGCTGATAAACGCCTGTATGCGTATGCCCTGTAGATGACTTACCAGCTAAGTCATTAACAAGGTTTGTCACTTGACTTTCGGTAATAGTTATACCAGACTGTGCATAGTGTATAGTAGCATTGGCGGTATGTCCTGTAAATGTAGGCGTAAGCACATAATCGCCAGAAGCTTGCTTTGAATTCCAGTTGGTGGTGTCGCCTGTAGTTATTGCCTTAACATTAGCTGGAACAGTGGGATCGGTTTCAGTGAATGACGTTAAATAAGCCCCTGTTGGCTGTTTAGTTGCTAATTGATCATAAAGAAGCTTAGCACTTGGGTATTGAGTATTTGTAGAACCTGATGTTATAATTGTCACTTTATTGCTAGAGTCTTCTTTGCCAGCAATATCAGCAGTGACTAAATATGCTCCAATAGGCTGATATACGCCAGTATGTGTATGTCCAGTAGATGACTTGCCAGCTAAATCGTTAACAAGATTAGTCACCTGATTTTCGGTAATAGTTATACCAGATTGCTGATAGTGAATTGTCAAATCGCTAGTATGTCCTGTAAAAGTAGGCGTAAGCACATAATCGCCAGCAGGCTGTTTAGAATTCCAGTTAGCTGTATCGCCAGTAGTTATAGCCTTAACATTATCAGGTACTGTCGGGTCATTTTCGGTCGTTAAATATTGTGAATGAGTGTGTCCTGTTAGTGATCTATTCGCTAAATCTGTAGATAGATTAGTTACCTGACTTTCAGTTATAGTGATGCCAGACTGAGCATAATGAATATTTAAGTCAGTAGCATGGGCAGTAAATCCCGAAGCCGACTGATAATTTCCAGCAGGCTGTTTAGAATTCCAGTTAGCAATATCACCTGATGATATTTGCTTAATATAATTTGGAACGGTCGGATCGGTTTCGATTATTGACGAACCGCTTACAGGTAAATCAATATTCAATAAGAATTGAACGCCTGTTAATAAGTCTGTGGTTAGTTTTGCCATTTTTAATTGGTATTAAATATAGTTATAATTTCCTCTTTCATCCCAAACGAATTTATAATCTTGATTTCCGTCAGGATATGCAGCAAGACTCCACACGTTGCCAATTTTCTCAATTTTTTTTATTTTCCATACAGCTGAATTTGATGCATTTCCAAAATTTGATGTTCCAATATAATAAAGCTGTGTTGATACTTCGTCAATCAGTTTGACTGGCTCATAACTAATGAATGTTGATTCGGATAGATTTGACATAGTAAAATATTTATACATAAATACGAATATAAAGCAAAATCGCCAACCGAAATTAATCCGATTGGCGATTTTAAAAAATATTTCTAGTATTTAGTTAGTCAAAGATGTCCTCAAAGCTTTTAACTTCGAATCCAGCGGCATTTTTATGTCCACCGCCGCCCATTGATTTAGCAATAGCACTAACATCTAAATCTCCGACGCTACGCAGACTACAACTCCAATGTTTACCAGTATAAACAAATGATAGCATTAAATCGTGTTCAGAGGCGTTAAAAACACTTTGCATTGTATTCGAGTCAATGTAAGGAACATTTAAACAAAGTGCTCTATAACCTTTAAAACTGCGTATAAATGAATTTGCTGAACATAGTTTTGAATCGACAACATTTTGGTAGCCAATTACGATTCTGCCATTATTAATTATGCTATCAATAGCACCGTCTTCATCATAATTGAGAATAAATTTCGGAAATGTTTCAAGACTTGAGCAAATCGATCTCATACCATATTCAAATGGCAATGTATTATGATTCCATTCGTCTGAGCCGTATCCACGCCATGTATCATACATTCCAAGATATTCAACAGATGCTGGCATCATTTTATCTGGGAAGATATATTCCCATGTCAATTCGCAAGCGGCTCTACCAACTTCAAGAACAACATTAATATTATTATCAAAAGAATGCTCGAAAGCAATATAGTCCGCAATTTTCGATGCGTGATGATCAATCCATGTAAGCTTATTGCGGCTAGCAATATTATACATTATATTCATCGGAAATGAAATGTCTACGACAATTATTTCTTCGTCAATGAAGTCAAGAAATTGTTTACACTCGTCGCCATAATTCCAGCCAATAAATTCGGCATCGGGATATTTTTTTCTAATAATGGCGGCACTGCAGAAGCCATCATTATCCTTTCGGTGGTAAACTATAATCATAAATTAAAATTTTTAAGTGTGTTAATATTAAAGCATTCTTGTATTCCATGAAATGTTATTTTTGGCAAATATTTATATTCTTTGAATTTTTGATGATATTCCTTCTCTAAACTCCAAGCTTCTTCTGCTGAACACAAATGCTCTTTAATGACTTCGTAATTATATGGCATACTTCTAATATCATTAAATCGCTTTTTTGTTGTTTGAGTTGTCATTCCGATTTTAATAAATTCTTCATCATTATTAAAGCATTTAATAATATAAACTAAACAATCTTTGTCCTTACCATAATTAAGCCATTGAGTTTTACTCCACCCTCTTGCAATGTTACAAACTGGACACCCAGCTTTGCATTTTATGTGAGCATTTGGCTGCTGTTCGAATGCGCCATGATCTTTGCAAATTATCTTAAGTTTTACCTTATCTCTAAAATAAATGCTTTGGCTATAGTCATATCTGTCGCCATGAATTACCCTTGCTTTTAACGCAAATGCTTTATTTTTATCTATCGCTGTTTCAATAGATGGATAACGTCCCAATAAAACACTTTCAGGCTTAACGAAATATTCAATGCCTAAATCATCAATAATCCGCATTTTCACATTACCTGCTATATATTCGTCGATTATGCGTAGATTTGGAAATATTTTATGCATTTTTATATTAAAAGCCTCTATTCTATTAATAGCTGAAACTATTCTCGGTTGAATATTAATCAGTAAACTATTAGCTACGACATTATATGTAATATTGTCAATGTCTTTTACTATAATTTTATTGCGTAATCCTGTAAATTTAGACATAATTGTAAGTTCAGAATTATGATCATGCAGCATTTTTGCAAATTCATCATGTGTGGTACTTTTCATATTTATCATTGTAAGGCTTTATCCCCACAATGATAAATACTCGTAAAATTATTTAGTTTCGTTTTCAGGCATTAAAACAATTTCGTATACGCCTTCATTCAAAATGCTTTTTTTAAGAATATTAATGGTGGCATTATTTCCAGTAACAGCAGCATCCATACCAATTGTATAATTCGAACTGGAACTAGTCACTGTACCATTACAAGTAACAGTATCATTACAAGTTCCGCCAGTATATAGCCAAGGTAATGTTACCACAGGACTATTTGGATTCCAAATATATGGCGACGTATACGGATAAACGGGATACGACGGATAGACAGGATTATAAATGTATTCAGTTGGCTTTTGAAATATGTTAAATTCCTTCCACAAGCCTTCTGGAAGCATTACCTTCAATGCTTTGAGTAATTCATAAGCGTTTACAGTGCCATCAATTTGAATGGTCTTAGCTACGGTGTCAAGTTTTAAAATCATGAGTACTAAAATTTAAATGGATTTGATCCTCCAAAGGGATTATTCTTATTTTTGCCAAATATATCGTTAAATAAGCCCATAAATGGACTAGATTCAGTGCATTTATTAACGATCATGGACTTGAACTCAGGGTACTTCTTTTGTAAATATATCTCTAATGAGCATTGAGCCTCGAATTTGGTTGCTTTGTGCTTCACTATAATTTCACCATCCTTTATAACTCTGCCCTGCGAGTTTAGGACTACATACTCTATTGTAAATTCAATGGATTGTGACATCTTGTGCTGATTCTAAGTTAAAAATACTTCCAGATTCATTAACTCTATCCGCCATGCATTTATCACTGTCATTGTAAATGTCTCGCATTTGATAGCTTACCTCTGACGGATTAATAATTGACGATATATCGTATTTATGCTGATTAATGTTTAAATTAAAAAGTGCTTGTCCGAACCTTTGTTCAGGGTTTTTTTCTAAGAATTCAGATAATATCTGAATAATTTTGGAGTGCGTATCTTTCATTTTCTATGTTTTTCGAGTTTAAAATGCTATAACATCAATTTATAAGCTCATAGCTTTCGTTGACTTTGTTATACTTTTTCATTATTTTTTTTAGATTTATAATATATGCATGCATGTTATCAGCATATTTCTTTTTTATTATAAAATCTATGTAGCTTCCACTCACGAAATACTTATCTTGCCATACTTTAAACGCTTCAACGCTGGTCTGCCATGTTGGATAAGTTCTGTATTTTCCATTGAGTCCTTTAAAACCAAATAAGTTATTTTTATGTGATATTTTTTTTAAATGTCCTGTTTCCAGTCTTACTTGCGCCATGACGATGTTTTTATCCTTTACGTCAAGTCTGCATAGTTCATTGTAGACATTCATCAATGTAAGTTCATTTCCTTCGCCTGTGGATGACTTATTTGCCACTACAAATCCGCTAAGTAGCGAAATTGCCATTATAATTGCGATCAGCATCATTGTTTTTTTTACCATATTTTACGTCTTTATTATTATACTTATACGAACAAAAATTGTTTTTGTTACAAATATACTTACTTTTTTTTCTGAAAGATGCGAAATAGGCTAGTTTTCGCATGAAAAATCATACAAAACTAGCCTATTTAGACTTATAGTATGATTTTTCATGCGATAATATTTGCTAATATGTTGGCTATTTACGACAAAATATAGCGTTTTTGTGCAATATATTGCACATTATACAACAATTCTGGCAATAATGAGCAAAAAATGCCTGAAAGTGTTATATATTGCACTTTCAGGCATCGTAATTTATCTATAAACCTTGTTGCTGGGATTGTTTGGGTTTAGATTTAGCAATGCTATATCGCTAAACTCACCTTTTTCATCAGCCTTTTTTTGCACCGCAGTCATTACTATGGGTAACGTGAATCCATTTGCATTTGCAAACGATATAGCTACTTGAATAAGATCAGCGAATTCGGTAACGTCTTTATGATCTGATCGCTGGATTTCGTCAAGTTCCTCATAAACTTTTAAAGCATAGAATTTATTCAATTCTTCCTGACTTGTTATATGCTCAAATTCGCTTTCCTTATAGTACCTGACTATCTTATCCCTTATTAGCTTTTTCATGGCTTATAAGTAATAGTTGCTCGGAAAGCAATGGTTTACTCTGAAAAACTCGTCGTCAAGGTCTTCGAGAATCGTATAACACCGTTTTTTTAGAATAGTGTACGGATGATGTACGTACTCATAATGCTCGTACCAAAGTCTTTTTACTTTATTTGGCTCGGCAATGTATTCTTTGAAGTACACGGATTCGATAATATCCTCAACTCCGAAGACAGGCTTTGATAATCTTCCCAGATAATCAAGCATTAACACTGTTTCATCATAAAGCGGCTCATGAGTTTGATTGCTAATTTCGCCAGTGCTTTGCAATTTAGCTAATCTTTCTTTGAATTTTTCGATTTTTACCTCTGCTTCCGACAATTTTTCGGTGTTGT